CCTTCTTCTCGTCAGGTGTCAACTCACTCGCACCTTCCCAATCGTGCTGATCCATCGTCTCGCCATCAGCCTCACCGTCACCTGCCTCGCCTTGACCCTGACCTTTGCCCTTACCTTGCCCGTCATCGTCAGGCAGTAACGCATATACCTGTGCACTGTCCAAGCCACGATACTGCTCATCAATCACACCCACCTTGGGCATGCTGATAAAGCCCTTGTCAGTCTCACGGTCGAAGTCAACAAGTTTCAGGTTGATCACGTAGTCACACGCGAGGTTGGCCTTGCGTCTGTTCTGCTCGTACAAGTGGATGTACGTGGTGAGGTGTTTGTACAAGACGTGATACGACTCGTGCAGGATGAGGAACCGTAACTCCGCATCAGACAACTCAGCCACGAACTCACGTGCATACCATGCGTTGACCCCGTTGGTCATTGCCGTGTGACAACCCATGTGTCCCCGTGCCACGACAGTGTGCTCACCCATCATCAGGATACCTGCGAGGGCGATGTAGTTTTGATTACCGATGATGTCAGCCATCGCCTTGGTCAGGCGTTGCTCCTCGGTCAGTGTCTTACCAATCATTAACATGTTTCATTCTCCAGTTGTAGTTATCACACGTGATAACTTGTTTACTTCTTGTCAGCCGCGAACACATAGTTGTTAGCCATGCACCACGCAGTGAACTTCTTGTTGGTCACCACCTCGGACTGCTTGTTGTAGTTGGGTCGGCGTACCTGCATGGCGAACATAGTCTGTGCCTCTTTGTCGAGACGTGACATGTACTCCATCCATGCGTCCATCCATCCCTTGTCAATGGTCTGCAATGTGCGGTGCACCACCATACAAACAGCAGACGCAGACGTGGGTACCTGTGCGTTCATCGGGTCTTTCTTGATCGAGTCAAGGCTTGGCAGTTGATCAGCAACACGTACGTATGTGTTCAGGTTCGCCGCCGCCTCGGTACCAATCGTCCCGATGAGAGCCGCCATCAAGGTCTTGTCGGACAGCTTGCCACGTACCTTCAACCAGTTGGATGCCTTCTCCAATGAACGTGGTGTCACGAATGACGCACGGCTTGGGTCAGCAGGGTGATAGATAAACTTGTTTGCATCTGCGTCCTTGTAGTCCTCGAACGAATGAAACACCTGTGGGTTGTCCGTCACCCATGCAAGCATGGTGTGATCCACCCCTGCGTTCAGTGCGAAGTCCTCGATCCACTCCACGTTGGTAGGCTTGCGAGTCTTGATGATCGTCAAGCGGTTACGTGCATGTGCAGGGAGCAGGTCGCCCACGCCCTCTGCCCCAAGGTTGGTCGTTGCAAACACAAGCGAGTCAGGGTGCAGGGTGCTCGATCCGATCTTGCGCTCAAGCATCAGACGGAGCAGTGCGTTCTTGACAGCGGGGTTTGCCTTGCCGTACTCGTCAATCATCAGGATGATGGGCTTGTTCAGGTGCACACCTAGTTCCTCGTTCGTCACGTAACGCACGAAAGCATCTTCCAGTGCGCTCGTCAGGTTGACCACGTTCGGGATCGTGATGTCGCCCAAGTCCTTGGTCGTGCAATCGAAATAACACGGTGTGTGAGTCGGCAGGTCAAGAGCCAAGGTCTTGAGCATGGACGATTTGCCCGTGCCCATGTGACCCTGCATCAGGACAGTGGTGTCACCCGAATAGCGGATGAGAGTCTGAGCCTCGGTCAGGTTCAGTGCGTAAAGTTCAGTTGCGTTCGACATGATTAGTTCCTCGGTAGTTGAATGTGAGATTGTGAAAAGTTGTTTTGGTGAGTTATCACACGTGATAACCCGGGCTTACCAATTCATCGACTTCAGGATGGCATCGACCTTGGTCTTTGTATCCGCACGGAATGAGTCGTCATCGCGCAGTGCATCAGCAGACACACCAAGCATCGCGTCCTCCAAGCGGACACGCATGTTCTCCATGCGCTGATCGTTCGTCACGTTGAACTTGGTCAGTAGCCCAAGCATCTCGCGCACGTTATCGACAAGCGAATCACGGAAAATCTTCTTGTCCTTGCTCTCGCCGCCTGTGTAGTCCAGTCGCTCAGACATCTTTTGCAGTGAGTCATACGTGCGTTGCCACACGTCACCCATCGCGTTGTTCAGTTGCTGACCGTAGAAGTCGGCGTACTGTTTGCGCAGGGATTCCTGTGCCTCGTTGCCGATGTCAAGACGGAAGTCGCCCACGTCAGGGATCGGTGTCTGCGAATGACGGAAGCGAAACTTAGCCGCGACAATCTCGACGGACGGGTAGTCATCACTGGAAAACAAGTTGCCAAGCCGTGCTTGAGCCTGTGCCTGTGACCACGTGTAGGCTTGCAGAAACTCGTTGACCAACCGATGAAACTCAGTCTCAGCCTCGGTGATCTCGCGGTAGTAGTCAGCGAACATGGCGGTCGGCAAGAGTCGCACCCCAAGGTCAGACCACGGCATCGTGAGACGGTAGTGGATGTTCTGACGTGTGTTGGCGATGTGCTTCTGTATTGCCTCCAGTTCAGGGCAGGAGAGAAGTTTTTTATGGAACGCACCTGCATCGTCACTCGCACCGTTGGCAGACGTGGTTTCCTTGGTCGCCTTGCGATCCAGTTTTCGGGCAGTCCAGTTGCCGATGCTCAACTCGGCAAACATGGCACTCGATGCGATGCTCGGTGCGGACACAGCAGGGGCTGTTTCCATGTGGGTGAATAGATCGTTCATTTGGTTCATTTAATTTCTCCGGTTGGTTGTTAACGCTACAAAAAAGTGAGTTAATACATGTGGCGTGGTTCTTACAAAGTTGTTATCACGTGTGATAACTCGGTTCGGTGTGGCCTCTGACTTGTAATCATTAACCACCCGAATACATAGTATAACACTAAATGACATTGAAGTCAAGGTTTAGAGACTTGTTGAGGTTGGTTGATAAACACACAATCATTGATGTGTGTCTTGCCCTTGGCATCCACGTAGGATTCACCGCACCCTGCCGCCCACTCAATGAGCATCACGCAAAAGAACGCGATGAGCACGAGGCCCGCAAGCCCTTGGGCGATCCACAGCAAAAGTCGTTTCATCATGTTGTCCTCTTTGGGTTCAGTTGTTTGAGCATGGTCAGGTCAGTGACCATGATGTAGTTGCTCTTGTTGAGCGGTGCGATGGTGTGCTTCACGGCACGGGCGGCTTTCTCGCCGCATGACATGCACGTGGTGTACCCGAGCCGAAGGCGTGGGGGTTCGACCCTCACACCGTAACAGCCCGTGCAGATAAGACCAAAACTGTGGTGCTCTCGATGATTACTCATTGATTTCTCTCCTGTTGGTTAACTCTCAAAAACAAGTTATCACGTGTGATAACTCGGCGACCAGTAGGTAGTTCATTTGTTCAACAGTTCTAGTGTTTGTTTGTTCTAGTGTTCTGTTGTTCTACGAATTCCCTACTGAATACATAGTATAGCACAAGTATCATCCTGTGTCAAGTAGTGGCAACGAATATAATGTACTAAATGTTCTTGAATGTTCTGTCGGCTGGAATCGCGTAAGTTGTTGATTCTAAAGGTAAGTTCCGAATGTTCCTAATGTTCTGTGCTCAGAAGGGTTTGGCGAAACGGTGTGAGGGGGAGTTATCACGCATGATAACGTGACGAATCGGTGAGAGGCTCCTCTCGCACATGATTTTGGCTGGCGTGACCCCTAACCCCTAGAACATTAGAACACAATCAACTTATATCATATATTATTATAAAATACCTATACCTATCAAATCGTATCTGTTAACGGGTGCGATGTTATTCCAACATCTTGCAACGACTATCAACAATTGATTTGTACTATACTGTACTATACTGTACTCTCAGTTTCAGAACATTAAGAACATTACCCCCCTTTTTCACACACAAAAAACATGTTAGCCGTACTACATTAGAACATCGCTGTACGCGAACATTAGAACACTTAGAACATTCCCACACTAGAACAAAAGAACAGTTGAACACTTGAACAACCTGAAGGGGCGCAACACTGCTCTTGGAACTGGTTTCGCGTGGTTATCATGCGTGATAACTGCACATCGCGTTAGCTGCCAGCAGCACGTAGATAACACACGGCAAACACGTTTACACGTGGACAGGCTCATGAGGCTCACCGCAGGCTCACATGAAGGGCGCAACGCTACTCTGAGAACTGGCATCAATGAGTTATCACGTGTGATAACCCAAAAACAAACTGGCACAAAAAAGCCCTGACTGATCCAGTCAGGGCGAAAAGTACAGACGAAAAAAAACCCCGCTTTCGCGGGGTTTTTAAGTGCTCAGATTAGAGCGCAGGCATCATGCCTTTGGCGGCTTTTATGCGCTTGACCACTTCGGTCACGTCAAAGGCAGGGGCTGTCAGGCCTTGCAGTTTGGTCACTGCCTTGTCGAGTGCCTCATGGATGCGTTGCACTTCGGTCTTCGTTGCACCTGCCTCACCACCGTCTTGCTCTGCCTTTTCAGCTTTGGCAATGTGCGACTGGATCAGGGAAAGACGTGCACCGATCTTTTGTTGCACTTCCTTCTTGTCTTCCTTGCTCGGTGCCTTGTCTCCCGCTTGCTGATCTTTGCGTTTTGGCAGTGCCTTTGTGTCCAAGGCCAACAATGCCCGATCAGCATCGCTAAACGTGGTCACAATCACTGCCTTGACCTGATCGCGCACTTCCTCATTGCCGCCCTTCTTTTCCGTCTCAAGCATTGCAGACGTGACCCGATCAGCCCTGAGACTGTCAGAGGCTTTGACCCATTTGTTATCGGTCTGATCCTGAGACTTCAAGGCATTGCCCAAGGCAGTGATAGTAGAAGACGACAAAACAACTTTAGATGCGTTCATGATAAAAACCCTTTCAAGGTTTAACTGAGGGTTAACAAGACGTTAACTTGTCTCAGGCCTCTATTGTGTATCGGTTGATAGTACTTGTCAAGGGATATTATGGATTGATAGAATTAAATCGCGGTTATCACGCGTGATAACTCGCACCGGAAAAGCCGATTCTGCCCAGTGAAGACCCACCATACCGGGGGCACCCCAAATCAGTTTAGGTACCATGCTCGCGTATAGGTTGCTATTTTCCACACTCATAGCCCATTTTTTCTAAGTTCGGCACACTGTTCAATAGTTCTTGTTAGGCATTGTTCTAGTGTTCTGTATGGGTACTCCAGATCATTCCCAAGCTATTGGGAATCGCTGTCTGGCAATCACATAGCAAACATGTTTTTTCTATGGCAGACACCCACCCCCCTTCACTGAGTAAACACCCCCCGGTGCAAAAATAGTACCCCCCATCAAAAAATTTTTTGTATAAAAAATTGAGCACACTTGCCAAGGGCTTGCGTTTTGTGTTAACGTGAAAACTTCTATGGGGCATCCCGCCACATAAGCGCACAATTTGATATGACATTGGTCTGCACTCCTGACATCGGGGTGGCGTTGCCACCGGAAGGTATGCCCTATCCGCTCCTGCGTGAAAGGGCCGAAGCTGCGTGCGCGACCATTGACTTGCTCCTCGGTGCAGGACTTGACCCAGAACTGCTTATCCCGAAGCCTGACGACAAGGATGTCGCCTCTGCGGTGGTCGAAGCGTTCGCCAAGGACGAGAACCAAGCCAGCCAGTCGCTGACAACCAACAAGATTTCCACCATGACACCCGCATCCTTACTCCTTGTAAGGGGGGTGCTGGACGAGTTTGGTCATGCAGTGGTCGAAAAGGCCACTCATATTAGGCACTTGGTGACAAACAAGCTGATCTTGGAGTCAGACAACCCTGATCCGAAGGTGCGCATCCGCGCCCTTGAGCTTTTGGGCAAAATTTCAGACGTGGGGCTGTTCTCGGACAGAACCGAGGTGACTATCACCCACCAGTCCACAGACGAACTCAAGCAGTCCCTGCGCGACAAGCTCAACAAATTACGTGCCAAGATGGACGTGGTGGATGTTACCCCCATCGAGTCAAAACCGCTCAATTTGGACGAGGAACTGGGTATTCCAGCCCCTGTAAGCCCTGAAATTGCAGAAAATCTGCAAAAAACAGCCGAAGAAGGGGTTGAAATGAGGGGTGTGAGTTGAATTCACACCCTCAAATCGTCGTCAAAGAAGACCTTTCAGACGAAGAAATCGACTTCATGGTCGAGCATATTGAGCAGTTTGACCCTGAAGAACGTGCAGAAATCTTGGCGGCGGCTGACGCTTTAGCCGAAAGACGCCATGCGGCGGCGTGTTATGACGACCTGATTGAGTTCTGCAAGCACATGCAACCGGACTACAAGGTGGGTAAACACCACCGCATCTTGGCTGACCTGTTGATGCAGATCGCCGAGGGTCAGAAAGACCGACTGTGCGTGAACATCCCGCCGCGCCACGGCAAGAGCCAGCTTGTGTCAATCTATTTCCCTGCGTGGTTCATTGGCAGACACCCAGACAAGAAGGTCATGATGGTGTCCCACACCACAGACCTCGCGGTGGACTTCGGACGGAAGGTGCGAAACATCATCGACACCGATGCGTACCGCATGATCTTCCCAACTGTGAACCTTGCGGCTGACTCTAAGTCGGCTGGACGCTGGAACACGAACGTAGGTGGTGAGTATTTCGCTTGTGGTATTGGTAGCTCAATCGCGGGTCGCGGTGCTGACCTTTTGTTGATTGACGATCCGCACTCCGAACAGGACGTGCTGAATGGCAACTTTGATGTGTTCGATAAAGCGTACGAGTGGTTCGCCTACGGTGCCCGTACACGTCTGATGCCCGGTGGTCGCGTAGCGATCATCCAAACACGTTGGCACCTGAACGACTTGACTGGGCGCGTGGTCAAGGACATGGGACAAAACGAGGGTGCTGATCAGTATGAAGTGATCGAGTTCCCTGCCATTCTTGACATCGACCAGCCTGACGGCTCCATCATTCAGAAACCGCTGTGGCCTGAGTTCTTCGACATGAAGGCACTGCTGAGAACAAAGGCGTCAATGCCGCTGTTTCAGTGGAACGCGCAGTACCAGCAGAACCCCACTGCCGAGGAAGCCGCCATCGTCAAGCGCGAGTGGTGGAACATCTGGAAAGAGGAAGACCCGCCTGAGTGCGAGTACATCATCATGTCGCTGGACTCAGCGGCAGAAGCGCACAACCGTGCCGACTTCACAGCACTCACAACATGGGGTGTGTTCCTCAACGAGAAGGAAGACCGCTACAACATCATCCTGCTCAACTCAATCAAGCGCCGACTGGAGTTTCCTGAACTCAAGCGCCTGTGCTATTCCGAGTGGAAAGAGTGGGAGCCAGATGCGTTCATCGTGGAGAAGAAGTCCTCGGGCACGCAGTTGTATCAAGAGATTCGCCGCACAGGTATACCTGTGATGGAGTTCACCCCGCACCGAGGCACAGGCGACAAAACAGCGCGTCTGAACTCAGTTGCCGACATCATCCAGTCGGGGCTTGTGTGGGTACCAGAAACACGTTGGGGGGAGGAGGTGGTCGAGGAGATCGCTGCGTTCCCATTCGCTGCAAACGATGACTTGGTTGACTCAACCGTGATGGCGCTCATGCGCTTCAGAGCGGGTGGGTTTATCCGGTTACCTGACGATGAGCCAGAGGAGATTCGCTACTTCAAATCAAAGCGATACGCTGGCGGTAGTAGATACTATTAAAAGGAGAGATGAGATGTACATGATGGAGAAACTGGACGCATACAAGCAAGAAATCGAGCGCACGATCACGTGGCAAGAGTGGTACAAGCAACAGCACTGGATGACAGATAAAACTGTACCGGACTACCACAAAGAACTGATGTTGCGCTACGCGCACGAGATGCTTCGTATCCACGACGACCTCAAGAAATACTGCAACGCTTTACTTATCAAGGCACAAGAGCACAATTCGGCTGTCGATAGGACAATGTTTGAGTATCGAAAGCTCAACGAGGACTACATCAAACTCGACAAAAAATACAAGG